TTCTCTATAACTCCAAACGCTTTGTCATCCGTCCCGGTATACCCAAATTGATGAATGGTGTCTTTGACCACTGTGAATGGATCAACTACACCCTCCTCAGTTACACCTTTATATTTTGGGGTGTACACGGGTTGTCCGAAGACGTTGCGGGGGGCACTTCTTAAGTGATCGTTTACACTATAAGAAGGGTTAGCTTTTCTCTGACGCTCATTATAAGCGCGATAATAGCTTTCTTGACGAGCTGCTAGATCTGGAGAACCAAACCACTTTTTGTGGCGCTCGTTAATCTCTTCCATTTCGTCAAGTTGTCCTTGGTTCAGTTCTCCTACTACTGAACCGTATTTTCCGTGGGCATACTTAGCCCACCAGGGTTCCGGTGGCTTGGGCGGAGACGACTGAGAGGGTATATATCTCTCATCATCTGCCCCATATCCCGCCTCATCAGACGGGAAAGTATTGTCTGACCATCCTCCACTGGATGCCAGTTCTTCCTCCAGATCTGTCTGCTTTAACCCTCCCAGGGGGGTATATACAGACTCATTGCCCAGTGAGCCATGGTCTTTTACAACCATGTCTTGGTCCGACACTGAACTTGTAGTACTCATTACATCCTCCACGATAACCACCTGAGACATCTTCTCAGGTACTGTAGCAACGCTCTCATTAGCGTCGCTCTTCGCCTCATGGGCGGCAATGCGTGTATCTCCTGAAAACGACTCCATATCATATATTATTGATTGAAATCGCACCAAGAGTCACACACAAATCCGGCTGAATTTGTGTTTGAGACTCAAGTAAGCGGGCGTCACCAACATAAATGCTGGCTAACCTAACAAATATAACCTAATACCTGATACACTGGTAATCAAATTCCAAATTGAAAAGCAATGCACAATAATAAAGATCATTGAAATGTAGACTAAAATACACGACTCGGAGTCCTCTTCCTCCTTTAATGTAAATTACTACACACTTGGGTGCGGCCCACGATCGTGTGCCTCGGTTGTGCTGTTCTGCGGTGTTCGTAGCATCGATTTTAATAGTACACCGTTACAAAGCTATAACTAAAAAACTATTAAATCTATTAGCTCACACGTCAGCTTAACGTGCTGCAGACCCATTTCCTATGGGTTACAAGGGATGGATTACCATCATTTGGCGGCCACTTCCAAGTGGCCAATATTGCCTCTCACGGCCACGGATTCCTGTTAATACAGTATACCGTTGTTCATAATATTTGATTCCAACTAACTGGGTGTTTTGCAGCAACCGCTGCTGCGTTTCCCTATCCAGGGCACGGATTCTTGCTCTCATTAGCAATGTACCGTCGTTTCTTGATAGTTTTATTACTTCGTATATAATCATTCGCTCTTGTTAGGAAGCGTCATAATATACTCAATAGTACAACAGTGCAATTGGTTCAAATTGCATTCTCGTATCGTGAGAATAACGTGTGTAAAAACAAACCTAAACATGACTAAAATAATAGTGTCATTAGACACTAATATAATGTCTTAGGGGTACCTCCGAAAAGGTACAATTACTCTAGGACTCTCTGCGCGCTG